GAACAAAACTCCCCAGCACCAAGAGCATACAAGGCACCGTTGCCTAACAGACTTTTGACCTCGCCCTTAGAGTATCGGAAGTTTCCGCTGACAACCATCTGCTTTTGCTTTTCAGTCACAGCTACTTGTTTAGCTAGCTTGTGCATAAACCTTAAAACAGCGTCAGGTTCGAAACTGTCAAGCGTCTCTGCTGTGCTCGGAGATTCCAGAATCCTAACCCAGATGTCTTGCTCCACATCAGTCACATCCACATCAGGCCATTCTATACTGATGTGAACTGCAGCTTTTCTCACTACGTCTTGATATTTCAATACTGTTTCGTCATTCATTATTCACCTTTTTCTTGTGTTTATCTAAGTATGCGAGTGCTCGTATCCTCCACGAGTGTTTCTCAATAAAGTACAGCCCACGGTTGCATCCAATACACAACAAACCTCGCACACATTCCCCGCAAGAACGACCTTCACAGCATGCGTGATCATGGTCTACAGAAAGCCGTGTACCATTCGGTGGTTTATTACAAATATCGCACCTCCCGCCTTGTTCTTCTAACATGCGGTCATAATCTTCTACAGACAGCTTGTAACGATATTGCAAATCATGCTTGCGTTTGCATTCTTTGCACCCACTCCGCAAACCGTCCGGATTGCATTTGTTTCGGCTGTGAGGCACCAGCTTTTTACACTTGGAGCATTCTTTAAGATTGCTCATAATATTCCTTATCTATCAAACGGCCAAGCTCCCTCTTCACATACCACAAAGCCTTCTCAACATCCTCAATCTCCTTATCCGGGTCTTTCTGCCCTGCCCGAGCCAGATACTTGACCGCGTTCCCCCGATTATAGTTTAAATTCTCGGCAATATCAACAACCTCCGCGCTATTCGAAAAACCCTTTTTGTAATGATCTGGATTTAACACATCACTCATCAAACACACCCTCCACAAAGCCCCCAAACAGCACACCCAACGGAGTCAACGACTCCAAAGCAATCCACTGCCTAGCCCCTGAATCAGCGCCCCAAACCAGTGCAGCCTGCACAAAGTCATCTATTTCAATAATTTGCACCAACTCCCCAAGCTCCAGCCTCTCCGATTCTTCCATAATCGTAGGAGCTAGCATCAAATCTCCGGTCACGACAGCACTGTCACCTGGTAACATTATTTACTCTTTCTATGAAGTACTGGCGGCCTCGTTCGTCCACCAGTGAATTGACGTCATACCCGTCGGGTGACTGGATGACTCTCGCATTCGGCAACGTAGACGCAACCTCTTCCGCGAATTTAGTGCCTGAGCTGTCACCGTCAGCGAACACAAGCACCTCCTTGTACCCCAGGAACGGAGGTACAAAATGCGGCTTCCACATACCCGCCCCAGGCACACCTACTGTAGGGATACCACACGCAGAAGCGGTAATGGCATCGAGTTCACCTTCGGTGACCCCGACACAGTCCTCTGTGTTGACAAGAGCAGGCGTATTAAACAGCCGAGGACGATCCCCAGGCTGTGAGCTGTACTTTGGATGCCCGCGCTCTTTGCAGTTGTGGTGCTCTTCAACGCACCTGAACCGTATAGATGACACAGACCAACCAAACTCCGGCGACCATCTAAGATATGGTATTGCGAGCCTTCCTCGCTGCCGTTCATGACGACTGTCCGAGTCGTCGCCGACGTACCCCAGTCGAAACTTGTCTACTGTTTCTTTTATGTCTTGAGAGCCGAGGCCCCGCTGGCGCAGGAAATCCTCTGCGGGGCTCCCCTAGGTTTGTCCGGTACTGGCTCGTCGCCTCCTCTAAAAATTTCCGATGAGATTTTGTTAACAGATCCACTTGTTCCTTCTTTCATTCGTATAATTGAACTTGCTGATCCTTTCACACCACAAGCATGGCACACAAAAGCATCGTGTTTGAACGAGGTAGCAGCCGAAGGATGCTCGTCTGCGTGGAACGGACACAAAGCAGGTGTCCAATCTCTGCCAGTGTCCCGTGGAGGCTGCCATTCAGGGTAGTAGTGTTGAACACCTTGACTATCACCTCCCGTGCATCCCGCACTCGCTTTTCATGTGGCAAGACCACCGCCCGCTACGAACATCAGAACCAGCAGCCTTCTGCGTACAAGGCTCACACCCTATCGAAGGGTATCCTTGCTTGACCAGCGGGTTCTCGATGATGTCGTTCGCCTCGATATACCGGCTGACATCATCATCTGACCAATCGACAATAGGGTTCAGTTTCCAGACGTCGAATGTGTCGTCCCAGGACAAGAACGGCTGGTTATTCCGGCTCACAGACTCTGATCTGCGTAAACCAGTGACCCACGCGGAGTAGCATGCGAGCAGCCGCTTCATAGGCTGAACCTTGCGCATGTTGCAGCACGAGTCCGGGTCTGTCGCGAACAGGTTCCGCCCATACAGCATGTCTTGCTGCTCCACCGAATGCTCGGCGTGTATATCGCGCACGTTGATCCCGTATGCGCCTTCTATAGCGTCCCGCGTCTCTAGTGTTTCCTCGAAGTGGTAGCCGGTGTCTAGGAACGCTACATCAGCGTAGGGATACACTCTGGACACTAAGTCAACCAGGACAGCGTCCTGCATCGACGACGCAACTATCAGTTTGTTGCCGTAAACTTCGTGCGCCCACTCCACCCAGTCTAGGGCTGTTTGAACTTTATCGTCGTGCATTTTAATATCCTTTCATAGTATGGTCCAGGCTGGCGGATATTGCAGGTAGTGCAGCGCCCGCATCACCGCATCCTGGTCGTCCCGCAGGTGGCCTAGCATCTTGTTACACGAGGTGCATAGTAAGCCTCGTACACATCCACCACAACTAGTCTTCCCTTTACAACACGTGTGGTCGTGGTCAACCGATAATTTACGCTTGGCCCCTGTTGCCCGCTGGCATATCGCACATGTGCCGCCTTGCTGCCGGTAAAGCTCCCAGTACTGGGGATACGTGATGTTGTAGGTGTCCTCGACGTGCTTCTCATGGTTGTAGGCTTTCCTTTCGTTTCGTTTGGCTCTGTGGTGCGTTGCGCACCTAGGGCCAGGGTGTGGCGCTTTTCGTTTTGTGTCTTCTGGACAATCTACACATCTCTTCATTCCATCACCAAGTATGCAGCTACCAACACAACGACCAGCGCCACCATCCACCAAAGCATCAAGCTACTCATCGTCTCGTCCCTCTTTATAGGTTAGGTAGTAGTCATCGCGGTAGTACCTCTCAGGGACACCACAGACGGTGCAATGCACAATGTCGTGGTCTTGGCACCTGTCACGTTCCGCAATCCATGCCGCGTACCGCCTAATCGCATCCCGCCTGTCTGGCTTCATGCGTCGACTATCGACATCGTGTCACCATTAAACTCTAACTCCGCATAGTCATAGCCCGACGGGTCAGCCTTGCCTGTTCTATTCTTCACCGTTGACACACGCAGCGAGTCAGACCCGAAGCCCTCAGGTATTTTGTGCATTGTTAAAATCATTTCAGGTACCCTACCTATTTGGCCCTTTATTCCGCTGAGCGGGATAGGAGTCGCAGAGTCATTGAATGGCCCTGTCACATGGTGCAACCCCACCAAAGCAGCGCCAGTGCGACGAGCCATGTCGTGGGCATATTCGAGCAACGCTTCCAAACCCGCGAACGGATTGTCATCATTGTCCCCGCCTGTCCTAACATTAGTTATATTGTCGATTATTACAAGCGCAGGATATGATTCGTAAACCTCGGCATACGATGCCATTTCTAACTCGATTCTGTCGATGCTAGGCGAAGCATCATAATCAAATCTAATTGGCATTGTTAACTGGTCTGCCACCGAAGAAATGTCGCGGTTGCGAACCATCCCAGCAGACTCTGCCATACTACACCCTGTCCTGACACTAATCATCCTGCTAAGCTGCGTGAACGCATCAGAGTCTGCAGAGAAGTACATTGTAGGCACCCCAGACCGCATAGCCAGGTTTAGCATAAACGCTGACTTGCCACACCCAGGACCTGCACAAATCAGGGTTAACTGCCCTCGCAGGAACTGTGTGCCCTTAGCGGTTAAGGCGTGGTACACCTCGGGCAGCGGGTCACCCGCAGATCCTTTTATATTCATAGACTGTAAAGGTGAATACATTAAATCTCCTCATCGTGGAGTGCTACTAGCACAGTGTATCCAACTACAAGGATAGCAGTAACCCCGATCAACAATAGCGAAAATACTAGACGCGCACCTTTCTCGAATTTACTCATTTGCATTTCCCTTTCATGTGTTTATCAGCCTCGGAAAGGCTGCCTTTCTTGTGTGATTTAGAATAAAACCACATCATGCACCAAACGCATTGTGTGGCTCCAGGGGAGTCTGGATAAACATATTCTTTTAGGTCTTTCGCCCTAGCTTCTTCCCACGCTTTCGCTCTAGGATTCATTTCCAACTCCTGTTAGTATCGCCATTCACAACTATTAGCGACACTACAAAACCTGCAATTGCTGTCACTAGGATTAGGCGGGAATTCTCCCGCATTGATCTTCTTCTCAATCTCTTTGAACTTAGCGATTACTTCTTCACGTGACCATTCCCTAATGTCACGGGAAACCATTGTGTTGGATTTAACCATGTGGTAGTCACCCCCAGCTATTTCCACACCCGGATACTTTTGCTCTATTGCGATGGCATACACACCAAGCTGGAAAGCGTCGCTAGGATTATTGCCTGTTTTCAAGTCACGCACCACCAGCCCATCCTCGGTCTCAACAATAGCGTCGATGTAGCCGCGCACGAGCACACCATCCATATCGAGATCGAACCCGACTTCAGCGCCAGGCACGCCGTCAGGCGTAACCCACAGCACCTCTCCAGGATGCAGCTTGTAATAGTCCTGGTATACCCGGCACTGATCCAAGCCGATAC